GGCAGCGGGATCCGCTCGGGCGGCGGGCGGGGGCGCCACTCTGCCCGAGGCGGTTCTCGAAGAAGGCGCTGGAATCGCTGCGGCGCGACGTCGGCTCGCTGGCCTGGGCGGCGGAGTACCAGGGTGTGCCACGGGCGCCGGAGGGAAACCGGTTCAAGCGGGAGTGGTTCTCGCGATTCGTGGACGCGGTCCCGACGGCAGATTGTGTGGGGATGGTCCGTTACTGGGACAAGGCGGGCACGGCCGGCGGCGGGGCATACACGGCCGGAGTGCTGTTGGCGGTGCACAAGAACGGGACATTCTACGCGGCTGACGTGGTCCGCGGCCAGTGGTCGGCGCTGGAGCGGGAGCGGGTGATCCGGGCGACGGCGGACCTGGACAGGCAGCACCTCGGCCGGAGCGTGAAGATTTACCTGGAGCAGGAGCCGGGCTCGGGGGGGAAGGAAAGCATCGAGGCCTCGCTGCGGAACCTGGCGGGGTTTGCGGCGTATGGTGACCGGCCGACGGGGAACAAGGACGCACGGCTGGAACCGTTCGCGGCGCAGGTGGAGGCGGGGAACGTGGCGCTGAAGCGAGGCGCCTGGAACCGCGCCTTCATTGACGAGCTCTGCGCGGTGCCGACTGGTCAGTATCGAGACCAGGCCGACGCGGCGGCCGGGGCTTTCAACAAGCTGGCGAAGGGCAGCCGGCGGGCGGGCAGGAGTGACTACCGATGATTCGCACTGATGGCCGAGAGGCGCCGGGACCGGCAACACAGTTGCCCGCGGACCTGGCGCCGGAGACAATCAAACTGGCGCGGTACATCCAGGCTTTGCCAACAGGGCGATTTTATGCTATCCTGCTTACGAAACTGCCCGGCGAACTGTTGTTCTCGTCTGAGGACCGCGGCCGGGTGATGTCTGCGAAGCGATAACTGAATACCCTCCCGCCAAAAGCGGGGGCCTCTGGAACAGTGAAACACGGGGTCGGTCTGGGCGAAAGCTCGGACCGGCCCCTTTTTTTGTTTCGGACGTTTACGGGACGTGATACGGGGCGACAATGTGGCCAATCTCAAAGACAAATGGCGACAAGTACGGGAGCGACTGGCGATGCTAATCATGCCGGGGTCCGAGACGACGCTGTCCGACCGGGTCCTCTCACAACTCCAGTCAAGCGCGCTGGAGGATGAGAGGGAGACGTGGTACGCGCACTATCGGAATTACTATGATGGCGAGCATCCCACGATGCTCACTGATCGGATGCTGGAGTTTCTGCAGGTCAAGCCGGGGACGACCTTCTGCGACAACTACTGCGTGGTGGTCGTGAACGCCGTGGTGAACCGGCTGAAGGTGATTGCGCTCAAGTGCGACGACAAGGCGCTGGCGGCCTGGGTCTGGGAGCTCTGGGAATCGGTGCGGGCGGATGCCCTGCAGCGTAGGGTCCACCTGGCGGCGGTGCGGGATGGTGACACCTACCTGATCGTTGACTGGGATCCGGAGGCCGGTCGGCCGAGGATGACGCACAACGTGTCCTACGACTCTGAGAACCTGAGCGGGACGAAGGTCCACTACACCTCAGAGCAGATCCCACAACCGATGTTTGCCTCGAAACGCTGGACTGAGCTGGCGCCGGAGTGGGACCGGAACCTGACGCGGCTGACGCTGTACTACCCGGATCGCGTGGAGAAGTGGGTCTCGGATCCAAAGCAAGCGCGGGGCGAGTGGATGCCATACCAGCCGGAGGGGGAACCTTGGCCGATCCCGTGGGTGACGGCGGCCGGCAAGCCCCTCGGGATCCCGGTGTTCCACTTTAGGAACCGGGACCAGGGGACGGCCTACGGGACCAGTGAGCTCAAAGCGGCGGTGCCCCTCCAGGACGCGCTCAACAAGGCAACGATCGATCTGATTGCCGCCGGGGACACGACGGCGTTTCGGATCCTCACGGCGATCGGGTTTGAGCCGAAGGACGCCTCCACAGGGGAGGAGCTCAAGATCGCGCCCGGGTCCTGGGTGTGGACGGAGGCACCGCCAACCGAGGCGGAGATCGGGAGCATCGAGCCGGCTGATCTGGCGCCTCTGCTCTCCCTGCACAGCCATTGGGGCTCCGAGATTGCCCGGGTGACAGAAACGCCGCTGTCGATGTTTCAGAGCACGCGACAGGTAGCAGCGGAGGGGACGCTCAAACAGCAGGAGATCGGCCTGATTGCCAAGGTCGAGGCCGCGCAGCTGACCTTCGGCAACGTCTGGGAGGACGCGCTCATGTATGCCAGGCGCCTGGCCGAGACCTTTGGCGAGGAGGGGGAGGCCGTCGGCGACATGGCTGGGAATCTGGACTCGATCTGGGCCCCGGCCTCGGTACGGTCCGTGGCCGAGCTCCGGATCGAGGCGGAGGCCAAGAAGGCCTCGGGTGTGCCCGAGCAGCGCATCTGGGTTGAGGTCTGGGGATACGACCAGGATGAGGTGGACACGCTGAGCCAGATGCGCGAGGCGAGCCGGGATCAGTTGCTCGGTCAGATCGTCGGCCGGATGATTGAGGGAGGGGCAGGTGCGTCGGCCTGAACTCGAGACTACCTTTCGCCTGGCGCTCTTGCTGGGGGAACAGGTCGGTAGCGGCGCGTTGGACGTGGTGACCGCGGATTCGCTCTTTCTCTCGGTCTTGCGAGCCGCGGACAAGGGCTTGACCGAGCTGGACCTCGTGAAACCGGCCGTGAGGCGCGAGGTCGATGCGATTGCCGCCGCGGTGCGGGGGTTCCACAGGTCCTGGCTAAACCAGGTGGAGGCCAGATGGGCCCCGGGCACGGATCTGGTTGGTGCGCTGGATCTGGTCCGGTTTGGACCGGCGGTGTTCGAGACCGAGGCGCAGGCCCTGGCCCAGTTGCTGGCGCAGGGTCGAGCGCAGGGGTACCTGGGGAGGGTGGACGCTTTCTTGCGAAACATCTACCGGGGACAGGACATTTCTCGCCTGGTGAACGTGAACCAGGCCGACTGGTTGACGATTGCAAAACTGTCCGGGCGGGATGCGGTGAGCATCCTCAACACCTGGAACCGTGATTTCGAAACGTTCCTCGGGGCTCTCTCGGAAAAGGGATACACGGGCGAGGTCTGGGGCGCGATCCAGGAATACTACCAGGCGCGGGCCAAGTGGAAGGACCCTATGATCGGGGTCACCACCCGGCAGAGCGGCCGGCAGGTAGCGCTTGACGCTCTACGGCGGGAGCCGGCTTTCGCGCTGGCGCAGTGGGGATACCGGTTAATGGGACCTCCGCCGTACATGCTGTGCAACAGCACCCCGTCATGTCCGGCGCTGATGGCGCTGGGGGTGGTGGATGAGAACATGATGCGCGAGAACCCCATGCCGATCCACGCGAACTGCGTCCACGATTGGGAGCCGGTAATGCTCAGGGGCGAGGTGCCGGACGAGTGGATGGGCTGGGGAACCGACACGCGGGGGAGGATCAAGGAAAACTACCGTGACCTCCTGCAGCGTTGGCCCTCGACGCCTCCATGGGAGGACATGAGTGTTTGGACCGGAGGATGGTCCTGATGATGAGCGAATCCTAAAAACGCGGACGCCGGCGGTAACAGGCGGGGAGGATGAGCATGGCAGAGATTGTAACTACTGGAACGGGACTGGTGGACAAGGAAACGACGGTGACGGGGATCCCCGTGCCGGCCGCAGCTGATAACGCAGAACCGGGCGGAAAACCGGGGCAGCCAGCGGTTGGCGCAGTGGCACCTTTCGCGGTGTTTCCGGACGCAGACTCGTTCAACACGCGGCTCTCGCGTGAGGCCAAGGCCCTGCTGAAGCAGCAGGCCGAGCAGTTGGGATACCCGTCGGTTGACGCGATGTTGCAGGTGGTGCGAGACCAGAAACAGGCGGCCGAGGCGGCCAAGAGCGAGGAGACCAGGCTCCGGGAACGCCTAGCCGCGCTGGAGGCGAAGCTGAAGGAAACGGAGGCGAGCGCCCGGGCGCGGTTGGTGGAGGCCGAGGTGCGGCTCACAGCGAACCGGCTGAACGTGAGGCCGGAGGCGCTGGACGACCTGGCCAAGTTGGCAGACCTGGCAGCGGTCGAGGTGACTGATGGGCGGGTGGTCGGTGTCGAGGAGGCGCTAAAGACGTTGTTGGAGGCCAAGCCGTACCTCGTTCAGGACGGCAGCCGGCCGACAGCGCCCAACATCGATGCGACCAAGGCAGGTCCCCAGCGGGGATCGGTGAGCCCGGAGATGATCCAGGAGTTCGCCGCCCGGTTGGGGGTGAGCGCGGAGTTCCTGAAACAACATCCAGAGCTGATGAGAGGAGTTTGAGGCGATGGCGGTAGCGAGAGATACTACTGACGCCAACATCAAACCGCTGGAGGGCGCGATTGTGCGCCGGTACACGGCGGGGACGACCATCGCGGCCGGCGAGATTGTGTCGATGATGGCGGACGGGTACGTTGACCCGGCCGACACGACTGACTTTACCGCAGCGGTTGTCATGGGCATCGCGCTGAGCGACGCGCTGGTGGGTGAGCGGGTGGATGTGGTAGTGCTGGGGGCGGTCCAGTGCCTGACGGGCGGGACGCCGGCGGCGCTGATCTACGCCACCGACACGGCGGGTGAGCCGGCAGCGACGGCGGGAACCAAGGGAGTTCTGGTCGGGATCACGGAGGCGGAAACGATCCTCTTTGTCCGGCCGGAGTTCGTCGATCGGAGTTAACGAGGAGAGTGCGAGATGTCTTTTGGACGTGATACAACGGCCGCGAATATCAAGCCGCTGGAGGGCGCGATTGTGCGGCGTTTTACGGCAGGGACGACTATCGCCGCGGGCGAGATTGTCGTCATGATGGCGGATGGCTATGTTGATCCGGCGAACACGGCGGCGTTTACGGGAGCGGTGGTTCTGGGGATCGCTCTGCAGGCGGCGCTGGTCGGTGAGCGGGTTGACGTGGTGACCTTTGGGCCGGTACAGTGCCTGCTGGAGGGCACGCCGGCGAATCTGGTGTACGCGAGCGACACGGCGGGCGAGCCGGCCGAGAGCGTTGGCACCAAGGATGTGCTGGTCGGGATCACGGAGAGCGCGACGGTTCTCTTTGTCCGGCCGGAGTTCATTGATCGGAGCTAACTGGGGAGGTGAGAGATGGCGACTTATGGACCTCGTGATACGAGCACCCTGGCACTGATGACGGGGTGGGACGCGGCTGAACTGTCAAAGTTTCAGTTGCAGGATGGGACGACCTACGCGCAGGTGGTTGCGCGGATAAACGCCGCGCTGGCCGCGCTGAACGCGGAGCTCGCCTCCAACTGGATGGCGAACCTATTCAGCGTGACCGATCAGCCGGACGTGGAGTACCGAGTTGGGTCCAGCAACGGCTTTGAGCAGTTTACCGAGTACGGCCGGGCGGATCCGAAGCGGGCGGCGACCGAAGGGCACATGCTCCCGCTGATCCCGTATGACCGGATGCTGGGCTGGACCTGGAACTATCTGCGCAAGGCGCGGCTGGAGCAGATCGACGCGGACATCGCGGACGCGATCAAGGACGCGCGGGACAAGGTGCGGGTATCAATCCTGACCCGGCTCCTGAAGCGCGGCGATGACAGCGGAACCCTGGCCGGGCTGGGGACCTCGGGCTACTCGCCGGGCTTTGCGACGACGGCTGCCTCGACATCGGTGGATTTCACGCCCCCGGCGTTCGAGGGAACGGCGTTTGCCAGCACCCACGAGCATTACGTGCCGATCGCGGGCGGGGTGTTCACGAACGCGGTGTTCGAGGACGCCTACGACGAGCTGCGGGAGCACGGCCACTCGGGCCCGTTCGAGTTCCTGATCGGTCCGAGCGACCGGTCGACGGTGACGGCGCTCTCCAAGTTCACGCCGGTCAAGAACGACCTCCTGCAGTTGGGCTCGACCCAGGACGTGGCGTTGCTGAACCCCGCCGAGTACATCGGCACCTGGGACGGCGTGATCGCCATCCGGGAGGTGCGCGGGATACCGCAGTACTACGGCGTGGGCTACAAGTCCTACGGCCGGCTGAGCCAGCGGAACCCGCTGGCGATCCGGGTGGGCAAGGGCGAGAACTCGCTGCGGGTGACGGCGATGACCGACCCGCGGGCGGGGAACGGCTCGATCCCGATCCAGAACCTGATGCTATTCCTCGAGCTCGGCGTGGGCGTGAAGGACCGGACGGCCGGCACGCCTCGGTACGTGAACAACTCGACCTGGGCGGACGGGACGCCGACCTAGAGTTTAGTAGGCCGGGCCGAGGTAGAGGCCCGTGAGAGGGGAGAGGGGACGCGGATCGTTCTCTCTCCCCACCTACATGGAGATAGCGATGATCTGTAAAGAGTGCAAGCGAGAGACGGCCGGGGCGGAGCGGAACGGCCGCGGATGGCGGTGCACGTGGTGCGGGGCCAGGCTGCCCTCTCCGGGGCCTGAGCCAGCGCCAGCGCCGTCACCTGCGCCGAGGCCTGCGCCGAGCCGGCGAAAGACGAGGAAAACATGAACGAGACGAAGAAGAGGTACCTTGGCTGGACGGTGGTGATCCTCGCGATGGTGATCGCGGCCTGGCTGGGGATCAAGTACCCGCTGCCGGCCGCACCAGATGAGGTGGTTGAGCTGTCGGTTGACACGCGGTTCAGGTCGATCTACGTGGATCACAGCGCGACCATAGGGGAAGACTTGACGGTGATAGATGACCTGACCGTGGATGCCATAACGGCCTCGGGCTATCTGGACCTCGGAGGTCTGTTCAAACCGTCGTTTGCTGACCTTACGCTCTCCACGCCCGGCCAGACCCTTACCCCGGCCTATACGGTCTATGCACTGGACACGACAGGCGCGATCTCGATGACCTTGGCCGCCAGTGGAGACGAGGGTCAGCTACTCATCCTCATCGGGGACGACGCGAACAACATCACGATCAACGACACGAACATTCGGACCTCGACTGGTTCAGCACTTGTGATAGGCCAGTACGACGTGGTGATGTTCGTCTACCAGGACAGCGAGTGGCTGGAGCTCTTGCTGCTGGCCAATAGCTAGAGGGACCATGCTAACGGCTGCGATCTGCGCGGCGTCGTTGGAGGAATCAGTCCGGCGGGCGGCCGGGGTGGAACCCATCCTGTCGCCGCCCGCCTGTCTGGGCACCTGGAACCCGACCTGGGTGCGAGGCCGGGAGTTCGTCTACGTGAAGCTCCACGGGATGCGCAACTCGCCGTACTGGTACGGTGATAGCTGGCTAGTGGCCCTCTCGGCGGGCGAGATCCGCAAACTGGACCTGGCAGGGTCCACCTGGTTCGTGGCGTCGTGCCACCTGGACGAGAGCCCGATGCTGGGGGCCCTCCTGGCGGCCGGGGCCGTGGTGGTTGGAGGGTCCGGCCCGAACTATGGCGGGAAGACGACCCTCCTGGGGGCGGACCTGCTGGGCTACTGGTTGAGAAGGTCCATGAGCTGGGGAGTGAGGCCGGAGCCGGCGCTACGGATCGCGCGGGCCCGGATGGCGCTTGATCGGAGCAAAGCGTCGCAGGACGCGGCGCTCTTTCGGATTTGGAGACCTGAGGAGACCTGATGAGGTGCTAGATGAACGTTGATATAAAGTGGCCCGTGCCTCTGCAACGGGCAGCGGTCTCGGGTGCGACCAGTGGTGACAATACGCTGGTCGCCGCGGTGACAGGGAAGAAGATCAAGGTAGTGGCCCTGCAGCTGGTGGCGGCCGGCGCGGTGAACATCCGCCTGGAGAGCGGGGCCGGTGGCACCGCGCTCACGGGTGTCATGGCTCTGGCAGCGGCAGGTGACGGTTTTATCTGGCCGCCATGTCCAGGTGTGACCTGGGTCGAGACGGCGGCCGGGGCGCTACTCAACCTGGAGTTGAGTGGGGCCGTCCAGGTAAGCGGGGTGCTGGTCTATTTTGTAGAGTAGGGGCGAGCATGGCGAGCATAAAGCAAACCCAGGGGACCACCCTGACCTGGACCTCATCGGGCGGGGATCATGTGCTCGATCTTGGCAGCCTGGCCAACGCCGCCGGCCGACAGGGAGACAAGCACGATTTTACCGCGACGTTCCCAGAGTGCGTTCGGATCGAGCTCTTGATCGATTTCAATGTGGCCCCAACTGCTGGCAATACGGTTGATGTCTATTGGTCATCGAGCGATGACGGGACCGACTTCGACGGCGAATGTGCCGGCTCGGATGGTGCTTACAGCACCCAGAGCGACACGGCTCGGCTGCATTTTGTCGGTTGTTTGTCGGCGAGCGCGAGCACGAGCCCCCAACGCGCTAGCTGGGTGTTTTATCTGCCGGCGCGGTATGGGGTTCCAGTGGTACGCAACTCGAGCGGGCAAGCGTTGACCTCGGTTGGCACGGACCAGGTGCTGACCGTGACCCCGCTTGTAGGAGACATAAACTGATGTATCGCAGCCGGGCCAGCGGCTGGCCGCACAGCCGTCCGATCGACGTGCCCTTTGAGCTGAATTCCACCTCGTGGCAGGCGAGGGGACTGGTTGCGTGGTGGCCACTCCGTGGGTATGGGCAGATGGCAGGTCATGATTATGCCCGCGGCGCGCATATGACCCCGTGGAACCTGCCTACCTTCGTCTGCGATCCGCTGTACGGGCAAGTCACAAAGCTCAACGGCAGCACCCAGTATTGGCAGGTCGCTTCAGCCGCGCTGACCGGGACGCCGCTGACTCTGGCCTGTTGGTTCAGGAGCACGACGATCACGGCCAACCAGGGAATGGTCTGGATTGGTGATGGCACAGTAAACAACTCCTACTGGATGCTCTACGCGGGCGGCGGAATAAGCGGCGACCCTGTCTGTGCCTACAGCATCGGCGGGGTGAACAGCGGCTATGCCAAGACCTCAGCTGGGTATGGCGCGAATGTTTGGAATCACGCCGCGGGCGTCTACCATCATGCGACCAGCCGGGCAGCGTTCCTCAACGGCAGGTACAAGGGCACGAGCGCGACCTCGATCTCCCCGCCCACAATTAATAGGATGGCCGCGGGCCGGGATGCCAAGTCCGGCCCAGGTATGTACTTCAACGGATCGCTCGCTGATGTGCGCGTCTACAACCGGGCGCTTTGTGACGCAGAGATCATGGAGCTGGCGGATCCGGCGGCGCGGTGGCAGCTGTATAGACCCACGATACGGTTCTGGGTTGTCCAGGAGATCATCCGCCAAAAGACGGTTGACCTCACGTTGGCGCAGCGATCGCTGGATCTGACGGTGGACAAGCGCTCGCTGGATCTGATGGTCGGCACGCGGTCGTTGGATCTGACGGTAGTACAGCGCTCGCTAGACCTGACAGTGCGCCCGCGATCGCTGGATTTGACGGTACAGGAAGGGCGGCCGGGATGAGCATACCTGCAGTTACCCGCAAGGTTACCGAATCGCCGATCGGGCAGGGAGCCGATGAGGAGGTTTACTATCGGTTCGCCTTCGCCAACTGGGGGACGCCGAGCTCTCCGACGGTGGTGATCAAGGACAGTGATGGGACGGACCAGAGCAGCACCTGCCTGACCGGATCTCCGGTGGTGGCGACGACGTATGTGACGACGCCGAAGGTGCACAGCCTGACGGCCGGCGAGGTCTATCGGCTGGAGTGCAAGGCGACGATTTCGGGGAGCGTGCTGGAGGCCTGGTGCGAGATCCAGGGGGAGGTGTAGGTGTAGGATGACGTTCACGTATTCGGACGCCTCGATCTCGACGGACCTGGCCAAGGTTCGGCTGGAGGTCGGGGATACAACGCAGAACAGCGGCCCGCGGCCGGGCGGATCGAACTACTCGGACGCGGAAATCAACTACTTCCTGGACCAGGAGACGACGGTCGGGAGGGCGGCTGCCAGGGCGTTTGAGGTGCTGGCGGCGGAGTGGAGCCGGTACGCCGGGTCGCTTGGGCTCGGCCCTCGCCAGCAGGCGTTCCAGCAGGCGCAAAGCTACCGGGATCAGGCGCGAATCTACCGCCGACTGCACGGCGGCGCGGCTCGGGCTGGGGCGAGTGGGGTGATCCGGGTGGACGCTTTCTCAGATGACGTGGATTCGTTTGAGGTGGATGAGACGAGCGATTATACGTAGACCCTCCCCTGGCCCCTCTTGGGTCGGGAGGGGGAGGTAAGATGGCAGATCCGAGTTTTGCACTAATGGCGACGACGAGGTTTAGCACCAAGCGAAGCCCGGCCGGGTCGAGTGACAAGCGGTCGGGCACCCGCACGACGCACCTGGTGAACCAGCGGTGCCTGCCCCTGATGCCGGTGGACGGCAGGACCCAGGAGAGACTGGGGCTGAACTCGCCGATGGATCTGTGGCAGACGTTCTGCGAGGGGACGCTGGACATCACGCGGCGGGACGTGGTTGTCGTGGGCACAACGGAGTACAGCATCGAGGCGCTGGCCAAGTGGCCGACGGATGAGGCCTTCTACGAGATGGTCCTGCAGGAGGTACACTGATGAGGGTCCCCGGGGCTTTGGTGACGGTGGAGATCGACCAGCACTCGGTCGCGGAGATCGGCCGGGCCCAGCGCCGGATCGAGGCGGCGATGCTGGCATTGGAGCCGTCGAGCACGGCGGGGCGGGCGCTGCGGGACGCGACGCACGACCTCTTCCGCTACATGCAGAGCATCACGCACGTGATCACCGGCCGGCTGCGTAACTCGGAGTACACATACGTCAACCTGGTGCCCAACGATGCCTACGGCGGTATCGCGACGAACCTGAGCTATTCGGTTTACGAGGAGGCGCGGGGCGGGGCCCACGCGTTCATGCGGCGCACGGAGACGGAGCGCGGGCCGGAGGTGGTGGACCGGATGCGGCAGACAATTGAGATTGGCGTCAAGCAAGCGTTCGAGAGGACACCATGACCACCAGCCTGTATAACCGGAAGGATACGCGGGAGTATCTGGCGGCGCAGTTGTCGACGGCGATCACAGGAGCGCAGGCCGTGTATGACCACCAGCCGGCTGATATTGGAGGCGGCTCTCCGGTCATCACCGTCCACAGCGACGGGACAGAGGCGCACTTTGGAGGTGACGGGTACAACCCGCACGCTTTCTATTTCTGGATCTCGATCTATGTCCTGCGGATAGACCCAGGCACGGCCTGGGAGGAGGCAGGGGCAGAGGACATCCTGGACACCATAGAGCATGATGTCCGGGAGTGGATTGTGAACCACGCTGGACCGACCTACAACGCGACGCCGGTCAAGGTGTGGGACACGCTCATTCCAGAGCCGGGCGCGGTGAGTGAGGCCGGTTATCTGGTGATTGGCAAGGAACAGTACCGCACGGAGCGGTTCCGAGTGGTAGCGATGATAAAGGACTAGCGGAGGTGAGCTATGGCAGGTGTGGGAGCGTTGAGCAAGGTCCAGTACGGCGCGGAATCCACTGCCGGGACGGCAGTGGCGGCGTCCAAGATTTGGCCGGGGCCGTTCGCGGCGATAGAGGACCTGGCCAAGGTTGAGGTGTTGGAGGAGGCCTACGGCGTCTACGGCGGCGTGGGCCGGACGCAGAAGGTCGCGGTAGGGGCCAAGCTGGTCATGCCGAGCCAGCCGGCCACGTTTGAGACCTTGCCGATCATCATGGCGGCCGGGATCGACAACGCCGCCGCAACAGCAGCCGGGCCAGGCGGGTCGTCGGAGTACACCTACACGGCCGACCTTTCGGAGGGAACGGCGGAGACGCCCAAGACCTTCACGCTGGAGAGCGGCGACAACCAGGCGGTGGAGGAGATGGAATACTGTTTCGTCGAGGAGTTTAGCCTGTCCGGGGCCATCGACGAGCCGGTCATGCTGACGGCGACCTGGCGCGGCCGGCAGGTCAGTGCGTCCGCATTTACGGCTTCCCTGGTGACCCTGGCCGGGGTGGAGACCATCCCGTTCAACGGGGCGCAGCTCTACATCGACGCGGCTGGGGCAGCGTTTGGAAACACGGCCAAGGCCGGTACGTTGATCGGGTTCGACCTGCGGTTCCCGACCGGCTTTGTGCCGGATGAGCTGGCTTCCGCGCAGCTCTACTTTTCCACCGTAAAACAGGTGGATCATTGGCCTGAGCTCAAGCTGACGTTCGACCATGACGGCACCGGGGCAGCGGAGAAGGCGGCCTGGTTGGCCGGAACCCTGCGGAAGTTGCGGCTCAAGTTCACCGGCTCGCTGATCGGGGGAACAACGTACAAAACAGCGACCATCGACCTGTGTGGCAAGTGGACCTCTTTCGAGGCCATATCGACGGATCGGGGGATCAACCGGCTGACGGGCACGCTGAAGGTGGTGTACAGCGTGACCGATACAGCCCGGGGACAGTTCGTGGTGGTCAACGCGCTCTCGGCCTTTGCGTAGGGTAGAGGATGCTAGAGATACCACGGATCGAACGAACGCTGGATCTGGGGGAGTGTGACCCGTCCTACACGGGACTGCACCTCCAGGTCTGGGTAAACGTCTCGCGGCGGCACCGGACGGCCTATGCCGGGGTTTTCCGGCAGTTCGCCGAGGCTGTGGAGACCAAGGACCTAGAGGCGATGAGCCGGGTTGGCCCCACGCTGGCGGCGTGGTGGTCGGAGGTGTGGGGAGTTTCCGCCGATGAGGCTCTGCGGTTCTACAACGATGCCAGCACCGACCTGTGGGACTGGGTGGTGCGGGAGAGCTTTGCGCTCATCGAGGCCTACCGGCTGGAGACGGCCGGCCCAAAAGTCTCGACCGGCTAGAGGCATGGTCCAGGGGATACACGGATCGCCTGCACAGCCCGGTGGTGTACCGGATGCTCTTGGCCCGATGGCTCAACGAGATGACCGCCAGCGGGCAGTTCACGGCCTGGAACGTGGACCTCTTGCCGGATGCGGATATCGCTGTGTTGGAGTACCTGCGCCAGGTGCGAGGGCAATAGGATGGCAGTTCTAGAGCTGATCCTCAGACAGAAGAAAGAGGGGACCGCGCTCAAGGAGGCGGCGACCGACCTCAAGGGTCTGGACAAGGCCGTCGGGGCGCTCAAGTCTGGCCTGCAGGGTCTGGCCATCATGGGGGCGGTGCGGGCCGCGGCCGATCTAACAGTGCTTGGGGCAGAGGCAGAGCGGGCCAATCGCGCGTTCACCAACCTGAGCGGGGGTGCTGACGTTGCCCGGTCCAACCTGGATGCCATGCGGGCAGCGACCCAGGGGGCCCTGTCCGAGATGGACATGATGCAGTCAGCCAGCAAGCTGATGAGCATGGGGCTGGCCGACAACGCCGAGGAGCTCGGCCGGACCTCGGAGATGGCGGTTGTCCTGGGCCAGGCCTTCGGCCGGGACGCTGCCACGGCCATCGAGGAGTGGTCCCTGATGATGGCGAACATGTCCATCCCGCGCTTGGACACGTTCGGTATCTCCAGTGGCAAGGTGCGTGACCGGATCAACGAGCTCATGGATTCGGTCAAGGGGATGACCCGCGACCAGGCTTTCATGATCGCGACCATGGAACAGGGCGCGATTGCCATGGACCGGCTGGGAGGATCGGCCACAGACACCAAGCTCCGGTTTGAGCAACTGCAGGCCCGGATCAAGGATCTGAAGGTTGAGGTAGGGACGGCCTTTGCGGAGGTGGTATCAGACGCGTGGGACACGGCCGAGCTCTTGATCAACTGGAACAAGCGGATCGAGGAGGCCCAGAAGGCCCACCGGGACGAGCTTTTCAAAACAGCCGAGACCTATGAGCAGTATGCTGACGAGGTGCTCCGCCTGGCCGGGTACAAGCAGCAGGACCTGGTTTACATGGAGGAGGCCGGCCACGACATGGCGCGGTTTCGGAGCGAGATCCAGCTGGCCACGCGTGAGCAGTTCATCCACGCACGGGCCATCGAGGATGACCGCCGGGTGACCTACGACTGGACCCAGGCGGTGCTTAATGCCACCCGGGCACAGGCCGACTGGGCCGAGATCACCAAGGATGACCGGAGGGTGGTTTACGATTTCTCCGGTACCATGCAGCTCTTGGCCGGCAATTTCGACGACGCGCTCAAGAGCGCGGACAGTTTGGAGGACATGCTCTACCAGCAGGCCGTTGCGGCCGGGGTGAGCCAGACGGCCCTGGCCACGTTGGCCTATGCGACGGGCGACTATACCCAGGAACAGTTACTAGCTGCCCTCACCGCGGCCGCGTTTACGGAGAAGGCCAAACTGTTGGCGGAGGACCTGGCGGCGGGCAAGATCACGGTGTTCGAGGCCGCGGAGGAACTGCGCCGGTTTCGTGAGGAGCTGGAGAACCTGCCGGCCGAAAAACGGATCACGCTCCGCCTGGACATCATTGGCCAGGTCCCGACCGAGTTCGCAGAGCAACAGCGCAGGGAGGGTAGGGGGTCCGGCGTCCCGGAGTACCAAACGGGAGCCTGGAACATTCCCGCAAAGCAGTATGCGGTACTCCATGCTGGCGAGATGGTCCTGCCCCCGGGCCCGGCCGAGAGGTTGAGGCAACAGATAGTGAACAACAACCAGCAGTACAACGTGACCGTCGGATCGTACCTGAACAGCCAGCAACGCGGTGCGCTGTTTGACCAGGTGGGATTGCTGGGGAGGGTCTAATGAGCTACACCATGACCCTGCGCGGCGGCGAGCGGGATTTCTCGCTCATGTATGACACCTCGTCAACGGTGCCAATCGCGGCGCGGCCGTCCAGCTTTGTGGATGAGGCGGCCCCGCGGCCGATCTGGCACCTGCCCGAGGCCGAGGACGGGAACGACCTCGTGGACCTGACGTATGATGATGGCCGCTGGAACCTGACCGTGAGGGTGGGCCCTGCGACGACCATGGCGCTGTTGAACGAAACGCTGGCCGCGTTGCGGCGGACAGTGCGCCAGGCGCACGCCCACGCCAAGGGCGAACCATGGGCAGATGAGGTGTATATCGAGGTGGTCCCATCGAGTGGAGGGACTAGCACATATTTCACGGTCAAGCTGGTGGAGGATCGGTCTGGTGGTTTGCTGTCGGGGGCCCAGATCCCGAGCATCATGCTGGAGAACCTGGCGATTGCAGTGACCGTCTCCGCGGCCGGTTATGGTGATGAGGAGACCCTCAACAACGCGCTCCGCAACGGACACATGCTGATCGAGAGCGCAACGGCCGGCCTGGCGGCGGGCTTTTCGCTGAGCGGATCTGCTCCCACGGTCAGTTTGGACACGTCAGTTTTCCTGATCGGCGGCCAGGCACAGAAGCTGGTAACTGACGACGCGAACACGCAATATCTCCAGACGCCCACGGTGGGCAGTGCGGCCGCGGACGACTATGTCAAGGGGTATGCCTGGTTGGCAGTAGATTCGCCCGGCGACGCCGTGTATCTTTCTCTGTATGACGGCAGCCTGCCGCAGTCAATCTCTGATGTCGAGGTGACAGCGGCCAATGCGGTGGCCACGAAAGAGAGTTGCGGAAAGACCTGGCACAAGATCGTCGTGAGCGGGCAGCTACCTAACGACGACACGTTCATGCGCGTCATCCGCTCGGCAGGGAACGCGACGCAGGCGACCACGGTTTACGTGGATGGTGTGTACCTGGAATACTCCGCGAGCGCTATACCAGCAACGCGCGTCGCATGGGCCGACTATCCACAGGTGCATAACCGTAACGATCCGACGGCGGCGAACCCGGAGCGGGTAGATCGGCTGGATGTCTGGGGGATCCCGGGCGACATGCCGGCCTGGATGACACTGACCGCAGACACCGATTCGACGGCGCTGGTGCGGCTGTACCTGGCGCGGAACCTGCAGCCAGAGACGGCAACCACACACCTCGTTGAGGGTGAGGATGCGGCCGGAGGAACCGACACCGCCAACGCGTATTGCTCGGGAGGTTACTACAACCGGACGAGCTCGGATGGCCAGAGGGCAGTGTACCTGGATGCCTCCAAGTACAACGGAGTGTGGCACGTGCTCGTCCGGGCGCGAGCCTCCAATGTCAACAACCGCCAGCGCAGCATGGTCGGCTTTGGGACCACCTACCAATACGGCGATTGGACGTACAACTCGGTCGCAGACCGCTGGCAGATGCTGTTCCTCGGAACCGTGGATCTCCGGACAGGTGCGCACTGGCGGAGCGGGGTCCTCACCTCCAAGCAGATCTACTGGGCGAGCGACGTGGACATCAGTGCGGGCACGCTGGACATTGACTATTGGCTGTTCCTCCCGGCCGGGGTGGGGAACCTGATGCTGGTGACCCCGGCCGGGACGTACACCGCCGGCGAGAAACTGCACGTGGTGGGGAGGGAGAGGGAGGTTATTGGGGAGGATGCTGCCCTGCTGCCGGAGCGGTGCTCGAGTGTCCTGGGTGGGGTCTGGACCCTAGAGCCCGGCATCCTGAACCGGCTGATCTTTGCGTTCCGGACCTACGCGGCGAACAACGGAGGTGGGGACGACGACGCGGTGTGGGTGGTGTGGGTGTCCGATCTCACGCTCAAGTACAGGCCTCGGACCCGGGGGCTGTTGCCATGACCCTGATTGCCGATCTCTGGGATGGCGACTATGCGTCCCCCTCGCCTATACTCCATCTAGGGCCCGTATCGCCATGGGCAGAGTGGAGCCAGCCCGGTGGTCTCCAACGGTTCGGGTTGAGGGTTCGTCGGGAGGGTCCGGCCGCGTACATTGGCTACTCCACCTGGGAGGGCAAGCGGCTGGTCGTGCATGATGAGTTCTGCGACCAACCGGTGCTGGATGGCACGGTCATAGCGACCGACATCCTCACGAGCATGGTGGACCTCTTGGCGGCCGGCCCGTGGTGGCGACTGCTAGACGACTGCGAGGAGAGTGCCCCGGCGAAGATGATGACCAGCGACGTGATCAAGGAGGCGATCACGAACCACGGCTCGATCGTATCCACGGTTGTCGATGGCATTTGCGCGACAACCGTGGACGCCGATGGGTTCGCCCTACCGGCCGGCGGCTTGACCGTGGCGCGGCTGATCGAGGAGATGCTCCTGGGGGGTGATGGCGCCGGGAACCCCCTGGTGTTCTGGATCGAGGCCGCGCCGTTTAACATCAGCGGCGTGCCACAGAAACCCTTGGCGATGATGGAGTCTTTGAGCACAACGGCCTCGATCAACTGGCAGATCTGGTCGAGGCAGAAGATGGTCGGATCCAACACGGCCGCGCGGGACATTGGTGACCTGGCGACCTCGGTGAAGGCCCAGTACAGCAACGCCGGCACGTTGGCCGTGACAGCGGCCGCGACGAACAACACGACCAAGTATTGGACCCGCAAGCGCAACGTCTCCGGCCGGGGCGCGACGTCCACCATAGCGACGGCGGTGCGGGATGCAGAGCTGGCGAGGTTGTCAAACCCGCAGTTGAGGCGGCAGTTTACCCTTGGGACAGCCGAGCTCATGGATGGGTACGGCGGCCGCTGGCCCACCTGGAGGATGCTGATCCGAGGGGGGTACCTGCGCGACAACGACGTGGGTCCGGACGACGGGTTGGCCCTTTCGAGCCTCGACTACCAGCGGGTGGGCCGGATAACCTCGATGCGGTACGATCACGGAACCCGGCAGATGCAGGTGAGTTTGAACACGGACCTGCGCCTGGACACGGTGCTGGCCACGTTCGGTTACGACTGGCGGCTGGCGGACCAGCTTGAAAGGGAGTTGGCCCCGGCGCTGTAGGGCGCCGGAGCACAAAAAGCCGGCTCGGGTCGAGGGCACGCCAGCCGGCTGGGGTGGGGAGGGGGGGTGCTGTTTACCCGACGTTGAAATCCTCGCCGTACTTGGCCAGGTGGGCCGCCTCGTAAGCGGCCATGAAAACCTGCGGCTCGCACGGCGCGAGCCTTGCGTGCAGGGCCTCGCGGATGTCTTCGTCCATGACGTTGACGGCGGCGTCAAAGTCAACCGCGTGGCCGTTGGCATCGAGAACCTTGATCCCGCTTTCGGTTACGACTATCTTTGCATCCATCTTGATCTCCTTCTGATACAGTCTGTCTATCGCCAGTTCCGCAACGATGGTCTGGCTGCCGTACTTGGCGGTGAGAGCCGCCAGCTTGCGGCTGGCCGGCTCGCTGATCCTGATGTTGAGTTGGCGCTTCATCGTGTCCTCCTGGGACCGGTGGCTGTCCCGGCCCGGTTGTCCTAGATTCCCGCCAGCCGTCGTTCGGTTTCGTCAACCGTTGCGCCGATCAGAACCAATAGCTGATCAAGCTCGGTCACTTTGACGCTCCTGCCCCACGCCCGCTCGCCTGAGTCCCATCGGAAGCCATTGGCCTTCAGGGTCTCGCGCTCGTCGTAGCAATTGTACGCTGCGACGCTCTGTACGGGGCTCAATCTGATGTTCATCTCCGTCTCCTGTGTCCTGTCTGATTAACTGATGATAGTATAGCCTATTGCTATACGCTTGTCAAGGGGTTTTGACACGAGTTTTGGAAATTGGTCAGGGAAAGCCCCGGCTCAGGCGACGGCCGGGGCTATAGGTTCAGGGGTGAGGTGGGGCCATTGTGCCAGGCTGCCAGTCTATCCAGTTCTAGGCGCTTTCTGGCCTGGTCGTATAGGTAGGGCCATGAGAGGTCGCAGCCGGCGGCGTCCCGGCCCAGGTTACGTGCTACCAGTAGCGTTGTGCCGCTGCCGCAGAATGGGTCGAGAACGGTGGCGGGAATGGGATCGGAAGGTGGGCATGGGCAGGAGGGTCGCCAACCAGCCTCGCGGACGTCCGGCGGCGTCCAGAACCATCCGCTCTGCTGCGGGGGTGTGCCGACATGACCAACTCTGCCACGGCGTTCTTTAATTGGCGTTGAATGGCTGGTTTTTTCCACTACCCTCTCCCAGGGCCTGCCGCACGCTGGGCAGACGCCGCGCTCGCTTGTGCCCGCCTTGATACACGACTCGACGAGCGCGGGCGGGAAGGTGGCAAAGTGTGCGCCCTTATAGGGCTGCGTAGCGATAGTCCAGACGGTGCGGCGGTTGCGGGTAGCCTGTATCTGCCACTGATTATCGTTTCCCCGTGGCCCATTGGAGTCACGGTAGGATAATCGAGCGGATCGCTTGTAGCCATTTCCGCTGGCATGATCCGATACGCTACGTTCCTTGATCGCCTCCTGGTCATAGTAATATCGCTGGCTCTTCGTCAGCAGAAACACGTACTCATGCGCCTTTGTCGGTCGGTCCGTCACGCTCTCGGGCATGGGATTCGGCTTGGCCCAAATGATGTCAGAGCGGAGGTACCAGCCGTCGGCTTGCAGGGCAAACGCTACGCGCCACGGGATGCCAACGAGGTTTTTCGGCTTGAGGCCGCATCTGTGCTTATTCATGGACATTGATGATTCTGCTGCGGCGCGTTCGCTGCTTGGGTTAGCTTGGAACCCGCCGACTTTACGCCGGTCGCCTGGGTTGCTAACATAAGAGTCCCCGATCACCAGCCAGAATGTTCCGTCGTCACGTAGCACCCGCCACACTTCTCCTGCCCACTGTCTTGTATGGCAGACGTAGCAGGCACCGCAGCTATCGCCTGTTGCCCATCCAAGGCAGTCGTGCCGCGACTCGAGTCCAAGTTGGCCCTCGAGACCATAGTCACGCAGGCCCCAGTATGGCGGGCTGGTCACGATGCAGTGTACTGACTGATCAGCCAGCGGTATTCGCATCGCATCACAATTCAGGAGTAAGAGACTCATCGTTTAGGCTCCGACGGCCGCCATCGCCTCTTCCACATCCCTCACCACCGCCACCTGGCCTTGCCAGTTGCGGTGCCAGATGCGCTGATGGACTGTCAGCCGGCCCGCCGCTGACTTGACCTCCAGCAGCAGGTTTCGTCCGTCCGGCGTCCCGACCAGCAGGTCAGGCACGCCACCGCCGACGGCGTGGAGACACTCGACGGTGCAGCCCGCGGCGCGGAGGGCGGCGACGATGCCGGCCTGGTTGGTGTCCACCCGGTGTGCGGTCATGTTTCCTCCTCAGTCCCGTGGAACTCTGGGTCGCTCATCCTTCCACTCCCGGCGGCAACCCGCCCAACGATTTCCACCAGTCGGGGGCCATCGCCCAATTGCCCCACCAGCACGTTGTTATGCCAAGGTCAGAATCGCTTTTATACAACACCCGAACCATCTTTCCTGTCCCTCTTTCTATACCTTGATACCATGCTGCAACCCACTGGCCTTGTTCTGGCTTATCGTCTTCCGGCTTACACCAACCGCTTGCCTTCAGCAGCTTCAACGCCTGATTGATTCGCATGGTGGCAGTTAGCAATTGCCCGGCCTGAATATCGGCCAGGGCCAAGGTGAGGTGTCTGCGGACATCGTTCATTCTACCCCCGCCTTTCGCAGCGCCTCCTGTGCCAGCCTCCAGGTGCAGTCGTCGTCGTGACGCTCTGGATTGTCGGTTCCATCCAGGTCATAGCCACTCCAGGCAACATCGCAGTACCGACACCGCATACCGCCCAGGCCCCACGGTTCCCATAGCGGCCCGACGGCCCGCAGCGCCGCGACCATCTCGGGGATAGCGGCAATCGCCAGCCTCTCGTCCAGTTCGTTATTCTCGCTCATTCTGCCTCCAGTGCCGCGATCATCGCTTTTACCAGTGCCTCGCTCCTGTTAGTGGCATAGACATGGACGGAAACGTCCGCTGGCCAGTTCAAAAAGGTGGCACACCACCTAGGCGCTGATTCTTCACCAAGACTGTAATCGCACCAAAATACCCATCCCTTCTGCACCATCTTGTCTACAGCGCGGAAGCAGTCGCGGTCGTCCGATAGAAAGGAAAGCGGCTGCCACTCCTCTTGCATCTGATTCCAGCGCCAGAAATCATGGCTGTACTCTGGCTCCGGCTCCAGCAGCCGCGCCAGTTGCTTGTCCAGTTCGTCATTCCCGCTCATGTTGTCTCCTCACCAAGTGTCAGCGGTCAGTGTTCTTTAGCTCTTTCGCAACGTAGCGGAGTGCGATGACCAGCGGGCAGTCACGACAGAGTGCGGTCAGATCTCGCAGGTTGCAGCTGGCGCAGGAATCGGCCGCTCCGTGGGCTAGGATGGTCCAGGCAAGGTTGTGGCCGTTCATCCGCTCAGTGGCCGGGCAGGCAGCGCAGGCCTCGGCGAGCGATTGTCGCAGGGCCTGGGGGCTGATGGTCGCGTGGGCGCCGGGGGTGTCGCGGGTTCCGATAAACCCGAGCGCCGGACCGGCTGGATCCTGGCCGGCGCGCTCTTCCTCTGCACGGTCCTGCAACGTGTTTGAGATCCGGGTACACGCCCCCTTGATGGAGCGGACGCTGGTGTGGCCCATGGCGAACCGTTTAGCGGCCTGCACCCGGACGGGACCGGCCGGGAGGGTCAGGAGGGGAGTGGCGGCTCCGAGGGGCAGCATCTCGTGGGCAACCAGGTCCTGGATGGGCTCCTCCAGCGCGATCCAGGCGAGGCGCAGCCGGATGCGGTTGGTCGAGATCCCGGTGAGCCGGGCAAGCTTGGCGATGTCCATCTGCATATCGGGCTGGAGTAGGATGCGCTGGTAGTGCTGGCCTTCTGAGATTGGGTCAGGGTCAAACCGGACCGCGTTCTCGACGGCCATGTCGAGCAACTGATCAGCCTCGGAACGCTGGCGCACTAGCACGGGGACAACCGGCGCGGCATCGCCGAGGGTGCGCAGAGCGGCGAGGCGCAGGTTCCCAGCGACCACATAGTACGCAGGGGGGGTCTCTGGTAGTGGGTCAGTGATAGCGACGACCACCAGGGGCTGGAGGATGCCCCGCTCTCGTATCGATTCGGCCATCTGCCGGACCTGCTCGGCCGGGTAGACCCGCCGCATGTTGCGCGGGTGAAGTGTGAGCCACTTATGGTGACGGTGGTGCAATACGTCCACTGGGTTTCTCCTGATGATTACGTGCGTTCCCATGCGCCTAGCCGTTCGGCATACGTGCGTTCCCATGCGCCTATCAGTTCGGCGCCGGTCTTTTGCTCGGCGATGAATTGCTCCACGCCGTCTTTCAGGAGGTCGGCCAGTCTCCGTGCGTCGGCGTATTCGTTAGCCTTGATTAGTATGGCGAGGTTGTTGGTCTTGAACCAGTGTGTGCTCATTTCTGCATCTCCTGTTCAATGTGGGGGCCCGTGGCGGTCCGGGCAGATGTGCTCGGTCATGCGGCAGCCTCCCGGGACCCTTTCGGGTATCGCTTCAGCGCGTCGGAGATCGCCTTGCGGAGCGCGAGCAGCTCGGTGCGCGTCAGGCCAGCGAACCGCTTGTTGGGGATGGTGGACATCACCGAAGCGTCCACCATGATCCCGTCGTCGCCGTAGTCAATGTCAAACCTCCAGTCAAGCCGCCATTCGTAGATGCTCATGCGGTAGCCTCCTCCCGTTCCGGGCTCACTGGTCCGGATCGTCCGGATTGGCTGCATCGGACCAATACACCCGGCCGGTCATCTGCACCAGGTCCCAAATGCCCCGCGCCCGCGCCTCCCGGCGTATCAGCCGCCGGATCGTGCTACACCGGCTCCCGCTGTCGTCTCGGGCCATCACGTCCAGGGCTGCCCGGTCCGCCTCGGTAAGCACCACCATAAAACGTTCGCTGTATTCCGTTGTACTCATTTCTCACCTCCGCAATCCAAAACGAAAAGCCGGCCCCCGTTGTTACCTGGGTGACCGGTGGTTGAGTGGTTCATGGTTGGTCCTCGGGTTGACAGAAGCAGTGCGAGCACAGGCCCCCAGGCGATCGAGCCTCACCCATCCGGATCTCGAAACCTGGAACTCGTCGAACGGGATATGCTTGTACCACCAGAGTCTTGACCAGTACTTGCTGAAACGCTTAAGTTCGCGGCTGGTCCAAGCTGGGGCAACGTACTCGTTTCGCCGGCTAGCGTCCAGCGGCTGGTAGCGCATTGGGTTGGGGAACGATCCATGAGACCAGACCGTTGTCAGCCGGTAGAGCGCATCGGCCGGCGTATCCTTGTAACCGATCAGCACGTACACGTGAATTTTACGTGCTGGTATCCCGGCATCGCGCAGGATCTGGTAGGCCGCCAGGAATTGCCTCTCCATGCCGGTATCATCCCAGGCAAGGCGCACGCAGTGGAGGTCCAGCTCGGCCAGGCGGCCGGCGTGATAACTGGTCAACAGTCGCGCGTCTAGGCCCTGGTTGAAGTCCACGCCTGGTATTGGTTTCAGACGGTCGATCACCCGGTCAAAGTGGGCCCGGCTACAGGCTAGGAGGTTGTTGTCACAGACAATCGGGTGCGGCTCCCAGTCGGACAGTTCGACTAGATCACCCTCGATCTTTGGCACAGCACAGAATGGACAATGACGGATGCAGCCCCGGCTTGTGAACGTGGCATCAGGGTTATGATGCGCCAGCGCATCGACCCCACCGCCGATCTCTGCAACCGATGACAGAAAGGTCGGGTTGATTGCCACCGCTGGCCCGCCAGCGCGAACATGGTATCCCTGCTGTCTCAACCAGACGGCGCGACTATAGGCGCGTTGCAATTGCCATGAGAAAACCACAGACAGGTATGCGATGTCACCATCTGTCCACTCGACCAGGCCGCCAGACCAGCTTGTCACTGCTGTTCCCTCGCCTCCGACTTTGTCACCGTTGCTCTTGTTCTATCTCTAGCCGCACTGACGGTGGGGCACTATCCGAGTATGGCTTGAAGCACCAGTATTTGCCATCTACCCGAATGGAGTCCCTATATCCTAACAGGGCGCAGTCTTCCAGTGTCCGCCAGTCCCTGGCTACCACTCGCGCTGCATCCATTATGACAAATGCCGTCCATGCAAACATCACTACCATGAGAATAACTAGCAGCAACCCCATCCATTCTTCAGCGTCCATCTTGGTCCTCGGGTTGACAGATGCAGGGCCGACAGAAGCAGTGCGAGCAAAGACCCCAGTCGCGGGCCTGTTTGAGCCAATAGGATTTTTCGACCTCGTCGGGAGCGTTTCCGTTTCGGAGGTCGGTCTTTGCGGCCGCGATCACCTCGCCGGGTGACGGGAAAAAGCGGCCGGTTAGCGCGTAGGCCTGAACGCCGTGGCGGATGATCTCGATGGGCCAGGACCGGACGGTGGACCTCCAGGCGATCGCCAGGTCATTAATGCGGCGGGCCGCCTGCTGCTCATCGAGATCCCGGACGGTGTAAGGGTAAAAGGTGATCAGAACGCCGATTACCTGGCGCATCTGATCGAGGGTTGGCTCATGGGGGGCCAGGGAGCGGGACGGATTGGTCGGTGCTATTGCTGCTGTCGACGGTGTTTGCATTGAGTTTCCTCACGATCTCCAGTGGGTCGACCTGGCCGCGAGTGCGGCCGGCTGGTTTGGATCGGCCGGTCGACAGGCAGTATGCCAGGATGTCGCCGGTGGGCGGCCGGCTGCTGTTTTGCCAGAGCAGCTCAGCAAGCCGGCCGGCACCGCCCACCTGGCGGGCGACGCGGCCGAGATAGCTGTAATCGGGCGGACTCCTCCCCGGGTAGAGGGCCCGAAACATGGTCTGCAGGGATGCCGGCCGGTTTTTGGCCTGCTCGATGACCTTTAGCCAATCGCAAAAGGCCTCTGGAGGGGGCCCGGGCCCGTCCGCGTGGGCGGACACCGGCGTACTCGCCGGTGTAGTTACCGTTATGCTACCGTTATCGTTACCGTTACCGTTAGGGGCCAAGGTCACAGTGGGCTCACTCTGGGCCCACTGTGGGCTCACTGTGGGCTCACTCTGGGCCCACTCTGGGGTCACTCTGGGGTCACTCTGGGCCCACTCTGGGGTCACTGTGGGGTCACTCTGGGCCCACTCTGGGGTCACTGTGGGGTCACTGTGGGCCCGATCTGAGCTCAGAGTGGGATCGGCGTCGGGGAGGCCGGCATGGCCGTCCCAGTTGTTCTCTACGATGAGATTGCCTCGGCGGTAGCGCTCCCGGTCTGTCCAGCCTGGGGGAGCGGGGTGCTTGCTGGGCCAGGCAAAGCTAGGGGTCTGGTAGCGCCACCAATTGACGAGCTGCACAAAACGAATACCCTCGACCTCGTAGAGCAGGATAGTGCCGACGGTGGCGATGGCGCTGATATCGTCCTCGATGTCGGAGAGGGTTATATCGTCATACGGGTATATCAGTGATCGGAGCAGGGCGGGATGTCCCTGCAGACGTCCCTGATCATCGGCGTTGGAGATGAGCCCAACGAGGGTGAGACGCTGCTCCCGATTTAGGCGGGAGGTGGTCTCGGATCGCCAGAATGATGGATCGATCATGCGTCTTGACACGGCTGTGACCCCAACGGCCGCCCCGACGGACAAGGCGGCCGTTCTCTATACCTCTTCCTCCAATGCTCCTGCGTTGACCAGGAGCATGGACAGCTTGCCAGCCAGCTCGATGGTGCTCACCGTGCCGACTTTTGCGAACCTACCCTTGGACATTTTTGCGATCACCGGCGCGAAGGCCTTGCGGATCGCAATTTGGTCAGCGCTTGGCAGTTGCTGCCAGGCGGCCATGACAGCGACTGTCTTCAGCCGGTCACGGCCACCTGGCGCGTTATCGTCGCTCACAGTCCCACCAAGCCGTAGACCACCTCAAGGCCGCCCATGACAGTCAGCCAAAACACCGCCAGTAGCATGATTGCCAGCATGATCGCGTCGCGGGTGTCTCTCTCCATCATGCGTCCAGCCATTCGTCGAAGGCCCAGTCACCGCCACGGTAGTACTCGTCTTCTTCGTATTCTCGGCGGGCGTCGATATCCGGGTCGTCATCAGGGTTACGGTCGGGTACGTCGTATGGGTTGCTCATCGGTCTTGGCCTCCAGTTCATCGATCCAGAACTCATAGCAGGCACCGCTGTCGAGCCTGACAGTGGCGCTCTGGCGGGTGAAGGGTAGAACGGGCTCGGTCGGGTGGACCTGCAGGACCGTTCCGACGTTCTCAAGTAGCCGGTATTGCGACCGGCCAGCCGGGGTGATGAGAACACGCTGGCCGGCGTTCATGCGGGCATCTCCACGGTGCCGATCCGGGCCTGGCATAAGGTCACCCATAGGTCGCGCATAGCGGCAGCGTCGGCCGGCTTGCGCTGAAAACGCAGCTCGCTGTAGGCCGCTTTGGCCTCCTCCGGGTTGACGAACGCGGCCACGTTGACGGCCCAGTCCCAGGCGGCCGCTGGGGAGGAAAACGCGCCCTCGGGGGCTGGGAAAGGATCAACCGGCTCAATCTCCTCGGGTTCGGCGTCGGGCTCGTTGAGGGGGTTGAGGTCATAGGCGCCGCCGGCGGAGCCGGTGTGGCCGTTGTCGGGAGGGATGCCGAACAGGTCCTCGTTGATCCGGTCGAGGTCGCGATCGGTGAGCGGCGCGGGCAGGGAGGGCAGGGCCGGTAGGGCCGCGGCCTGCATTGCGATCATCTGCTGTGCGACCCAGTGCGGCGCAGGTTCCAGCTGTAGCAGCCATTTGACGCGGCGCACTCGGCGGCCGGGGGCTTTCGGGTCCGGGGTGGAGACCTGGCGCTGTACGCGGCGGAGTATGAACGGGATCCCGAGGAGCGATCCCCGGAGGGCATGGTATCCCCGGAGCTGTTCGGTAAGAGCTATGATGTCGTGTTTGGAGTGGGTCTCCACGGTGAGCGCGACTAAGCGCTGGAGTTCGGGGACGACGACCGCCAGCCGGCCGACCTGGGTGCATCCGCCGGGGCAGGGCGGACCCTCGCCGAGGGGATGGCGGTCGTAGGTGCCACGCTGGTTCAGCTGGACGACGACGTTTTCGCCGTCGCACCGGTGGACGAGCCCGCCGGCTTTCCAGTCCTCCATCCAGGTCGTGAAAACGTGGTCCGGTGTGGCGAAGGGGAGGAAGATGTTGACGCTGGCCGGCCGGTCCCCGTAGTGATCACGGAAGGCCGTGGCAGCATGTTCATCGTCTGTGACCAGCCGAAAGTACTCGAGGTCTCGGCCGGGTCCAGTCCCGTTGGTGGGCCGCGCGGCCCCTTTGCGAAGTTTGCCGATGGTGGGGAAGGCCCCCATTTTGGCGGTCAGGTGCTTGATTGGCATGATATCTCCTTATCTGCTATACTCGGGTTGCTTGATTGGCGATTGGCCGGCTTGATCCGTGGCAGGATCGGGCCGGCCTTTCTTTATCCCCGCTCCGATCGTGGGAGGGAGGCGGGACGACGGTCAGGGGGTGTCGGGTCATAGGTCTCCTTTCGTCGGCTGAATTGCTCTAGCTCGCGGCGAATGGTCATGGCGCTGTGGAGCGCGACGCCCACGCGGCGGTAGAGGTCGGTCTGATTGACAGTGCTGTCGAGGACGGGACGCAGGGACCGTTCTATGCGCGAGGCCTCCATGATGGAGGTGTCGCGGGCCTGAGCGGCGCAGTTGGGCCAGGGGCGCGGTTTGGTCATGGTTTTCCAAAGTTGTCCCGATTGGCTCCCGATGGCGTCCGAATAGCATGTTGTGGCCGCTTTCGGTTATCCTGTGGCCGTGATATAAGCCCCTGCCTGTAAGGAGGAGGAACCAGGCAGGGGCTGGAGGACAGCGTTCCGGTTGCCGTTTACCGGAACGGGGGCCACGAGTGAGGGAGGCCGGCAGGCCATGCGGGCAGCATCGTCCTGCCGGCCGGTGACCACCGGACAAGCCGGATCGGTCCAGTGTTGTGCGAGCCAGCGGGCAAGGCCACTGGCTAGATGGATGACGAGCTCGGGATCGAGGCTCATGATAACTGTGGTCGCTCGAAGATGACCGGCTGCCGGCAGGTGTCGCAGAAGCGCACTCCTGGGCGGTCTGGATCCGGGTGGGTTGGGCTGGCGCAGATCGGACAGCGAATGAGGGCATACTGCTCCACTGCCAGGTCTACGATGGCACTCAGCTTGCGCCGGGTCGCTCCTGCAAGGGTTGCGATCCGCTGCGCCGTCTCGGGCTGTAGGCTGTAGGTCTTGATGACTTTCATGCTGTACTCCAAATTACTGTTTTGGTGATACTGCATACAGTTTATCACGGTTCTTTGGAGATGTCAATAGGTTTACCAAAACAGTCTGCCAAGTAGCAGGAGAGTCGTTTATACTGTGAGAGTGGGAAACGGATTCGTAAAGTGGCTAAACCGGGAGATGGAGGCGAGGGGATGGTCGCAGTCTGAGCTGGCACGGCGGGCCTCGGTGTCGCGCCCGACGGTTTCCAATGTCTTGATGTGTAAGCAGACGCCCAGCTTCGAGTTCTGTGCATCCGTTGCAACGGCGCTGGGTGAACCACCGGAGAGGTTGTTGAGGCTGGCTGGCTTACTGCCAGGTCCACCGATGCCGCCGGAGGATGGGAGCCTGCGCGAGCTGATAGAGATCGCTCGGGGGCTATCGCCGGAGGAGAGGCAGGAGTTGCGGGAGTACGCGCTGTGGCGCTATCGGCGGCGCCGGGCGCGTGAGGGTGAGTAGAGCCGGTGTAGTATCCACCAAGTGAGAGCCCAGAGTAGCGGGCTGCGATCGACGAGGGACCAAAAGCTCCTCATTTTTGCGTCGGTCTGACATAGAACGGACGTTCTATAGGATTATAGCACAAAATGGCCAAGGGAGTCAAGCGGTTTTTGGGCGGGTTGCGAGCGGCGGTTGGACGGCGTCCGCGGCTGGCTGCGCTGGCTGTAGCCGTGGGTGTGCTGGGGATTGCGGTCGTGGGTTGCGGGGCGGGAAGGGTGAGTCCGACTGACGTGATCGGATCGCCGCCGGCCGGAGCGGTAACGGTGATCCGGGTGACGGCGACGGCGAGTAGGACGGCGACGGCGAGTAGGACGGCGACGGCGAGTAGGACAGCAACGGCGAGTAGGACAGCAACGGCGAGCAGGACACCGACCAGGCGGCCACCATCGCCGACGCCATCGCCGACCTGGACACGGCGGCCGACGGCGACGCGGACCCGGGCACCGACTGCGGTGATGCGGATGCAGCCGGTGGTCCCGGTGGTTCCGGCGACGCCAGAGCCGGCGACGAGTACGCCGGTTCCAGCTCCGCCGCCATGCCCGTGCTCGGGTCCGGATCTCGACTGCGGGGATTTTGGCACGCACCGGGCAGCTCAGGAGTGTTTCGACTACTGCGTGGCGCTCGGGTTCGGGGATGTGTACAAGCTGGACTCGGACGGGGACGGGCAGGCGTGCGAGAGTCTGCCATGAGGCGGAGGGAGGTTGGCAATGTCGGAGAGAGAGCCGGAAAAAGCGAAAAAGGGGGGCGGATGTTCGGGTGTAGTGGCGTTGGGACTATTGGCCCTCATTGCTGTGGTGCTGTGGCTAATCTGGCCGAGCTCGGGGTCGAGGTCGGGTGGGCTGCAACTCGAGATGCCTACGAGCAGATCGATGACGTACCGGGTGACGTATGTAGTGACGGGATCCACGAATCGGGCGAGTGTGACGTACAGCAACTCGCAGGATAACACGGAGCAGCGGGATGTCCTCGTGCCATGGGAGGTGACGTACACCATGGCGGCGGGCCAGTTCGCCTATGTCTCGGCGCAGAATGATAACGACTGGGGCACGATCGAGTGTGTGATCGAGTTGGACGGCGTCGCCTGGGAGCAGGCGAAGTCGTCGGGGGCGTACAAGATCGCGAGCTGCAGCGGTAGCGTGGGGAAGTGATATCCGCGCGCGCGGACAGGATTGGTGATCGTGGGGGAGGATAGATGAAGGAGAACACGCTCTTCTATGGTGACAACCTGCCGATCCTGCGGGAGTATGTCGCGGACGAGTCCGTGGACCTGGTCTACCTGGACCCGCCCTTCAACTCACAGCGGAACTATAATGTGCTCTTTCGGGACGAGAGCGGGGAGGAGAGCGCTTCGCAGATCACAGCGTTTGAGGACACGTGGCACTGGAACGCGGCGGCGGAGGAAACGTACCACGAGCTCGTGACCCAGGGGGCGGCGCCGGTGTCGCGGATGATCGAGGCGCTGCGGCAGTTCATCGGGACGAACCAGATGATGGCCTACCTGGTGATGATGGCTGCGCGGTTGGTGGAGCTCCACCGGGTGCTCCGGCCGACGGGGAGCCTGTACCTGCACTGCGATCCGACGGCGAGCCATTATCTCAAGGTTGTGCTGGACACGATATTTGGGCCGGCCAGCTTTCGCAGCGAGATTGTCTGGAAGCGACAAAGCGCCCACAGCGACGCACGGGGTTACGGCTCGGTCCACGACATCATCTTGTTTTACGTCAAATCCGACCTGTTCGTATGGAATCAAACCTATCAAGCCTACGATTCGGACTACGTGGCGCGGTATTATCGATACACTGACGAGAAAGGTCGACGTTTCATGTCTGGTGACCTGGGCGCGGCGGGCTTGCAGGGCGGAGGCTATGAGTATGATTGGCAAGGTGTGAGGCGGGTCTGGCGTGTACCTCCCGAGACGATGCAACGCCTTGACCGCGAAGGTCACATCTTTTACACCCGCAACCGTGTTCCGCGGATCAAGCGTTACCTTGATGAAGCAAAGGGATTGCCTTCTCAGGACCTGTGGACGGATCTGGAATCACTTCGATCCTGGCACGCTGAACGCCTCGGTTATCCCACCCAGAAGCCGGTAGCCCTGTTGGAGCGGATTATCGAGGCGAGTAGCAACCCGGGAGACCTGGTCCTTGACCCGTTCTGCGGCTGCGGCACGACGGTTGCGGCGGCGCAGAAGCTGGGCCGGCGCTGGATCGGGATCGACATCACGCACCTGGCGATCGCGCTGCAGCGGTACCGGCTGGAGCAGATGTTTCCGGGGATAGCATTCAAGGTGATCGGAGAGCCGCAGTCGGCAGCGGCGGCGCGGAACCTGGCGGAGCAGGACCGATTCCAGTTCGAGTGGTGGGCCCTTTCGCTGGTTCGGGCGCGGCCGGTGGCGGGCGAGCCAGGAAGCCGCCGCGGCAAGAAGGGGGCGGATAAGGGCATCGACGGGGTGATCACATTCATCGACGAGGCGAAGGGGGCGGCGAAACGGGTCCTCGTGCAGGTGAAGAGCGGCAAGGTGAGCAGCTCGCACATTCGGGACCTGGTGGGCACGGTGCAACGGGAGAAGGCGGCGATGGGCGTGGTGGTCACGCTGGAATCGCCGACGGACGCGATGGTGAGAGAGGGGCTGACGGCCGGCTACTACACCTCGCCCGGCTGGCAGCAGGACTATCCGCGCATCCAGATTCTGACGGTCCAGGAGCTCTTGGACGGCGCCAAGGTGAAGATGCCGCCGGAATGGCGGACGTTCAAGCCGGCGGAGGTGGTGAAGGAGACGGGGAAGCAGAGCCGGTTGGATATGTGACAACAGGCGGCGAGGGCAAAGCATCGGGAATGATCGAGTGATGACAGCGGAACCGGCGGCCGGCCTGCAGAAACGGGCGATCCTCTATGCCAGGGTCTCGTATGATGACCGTGACACGGACAGCCGGAACCTGGCTGGCCAGCTAGAGATGGCCCGGGAGTATGCGGCCGGTCGGGGGTATCAGATCGTCGGAGAGTTGTCCGAGGATGACCGGGGGGCAAGCGGGGCACTGATCGAGCTGCCCCAACTCCAGCGGGTTCTGACGCTGGCAGAGCACCGGGCGATCGACGTGGTGGTTACGCGGGAGGTGGACCGGCTCTCGCGGACACTGGTAAAGCAACTGCTGATCGAATCGCGTCTTCGCGATCTCGGGGTCGAGGTTGAGTATGTGCTGGCGGATTACGAGGATTCGCCGGAGGGTCGTCTCAACAAGCTGATCCGGGCCGTGATTGCGGAGTTTGAGCGGGAGAAGATAAAGGAGCGGATGGCCAGAGGTCGGTACCTGGCAGCCAGGTCGGGCAAGGTCCTGCTGCACGGGGGACCGGCCTATGGATACGATGCGATTGAGGAACCGCCCGGCGTGCGGGTGAATGAGACGAAAGCGGAGGTGGTCCGGGAGCTGTTCGAGGCCTATGTCCGGGGGGGGAGTTTGCGGGAGATCGCTCGCCGGTTCTCCGCGCGTGGCATCCCCACGGGTTCGGACCTGCGCGGCCGGAACGCTCACCGTGGGGAGTGGCACCCTGCCAGCCTCCGCTGGATGCTCATGAACGAGGCCTATACCGGCCGTTGGCTGTATGGGCCTCAGGAGGTTGAGGTCGAGATCCCGAAGATCGTTGATCGCCAGGTCTGGCTGAAGGCCCAGGCGAGGCTGAAGGCAAACCGGGACCAGCTACGCGCTCGGCCGGTGGAGGAGTACCTTTTTCGCTCGCGAGTGTTCTGCGGAGAGTGCGGCCGACACATGGTGACCAGGTCGCTAAAGGTGGACGGATTGCCGTTCAAATACTACCGCTGTTCCGGAAAGAAACCTCCGGCCTCGGGATGTCGGAGCCCCTGGTTCGCGGCGGAGTTGGTGGATGACGAAGTTTGCGGTTTTCTAGTGGATCTGCTGGGCCGGCCCGAGATCCTGAGGGAGGCAGTTGATCAGCTTCGACAGGACGGCGCCAGTCTGGATTGGCTGGAACGGCAGGTTGCGGAGGCCGATGGTGTCCTCGAGATCGCCCGGCGCCAGCTGGGCCGGTTGTTGGACCTGTACCTGGCGGGGTCTTTCGACCTGCAGATGTTGGAGGATCGCAAGGGGGTGTTGCACGCAGAGATCGCTCTGGCGGAGCAACGCCGGCTGCAATTGCTGGAGGACCTGGATCGGGCTCGTCGGATGGATACGTCGTTACTGCAGGATGCTCTGGCAGGGGCTGGGCAGGTGCTGGGGCAGATCGAGGATTTCGCGGCGCGACGGTCGCTCGTGGATGAGCTGGATGTCTGGCTCGTACTTCAAAGTAGTGGTCGGCACCGATCCTACCAGCGGTGGGCTACTGTGAACGTCGAGAGGTGGGAGGGGGTCGGCCGGGTTGAGTTGCTGGATCGGCACCGGAGGCCGTCGAGGGAGACGCCGGAGCGACACAGGGACCCGGTGACCGGCCAGTGGGTGAGGCGGACCGGCTCATAGTGTTTGTTGGCGAGGGTTATTCAAACCACTGAACAACAGACACTAACGCATTGACGCCCGGTCGGCCCCGTGGTAGTATGCTACCAGATGCGGGCAGCAATTCGTTTGCTGCCCGCTTTTCATTCTAGAAAGGGACCGAGGTGCACACATGCCGACCGACGTGCTGGATCTGCCGAGTGAAGTGGCCGGCCTTGCGATCTCTCTGGCGTTCGTGGTGGGGATCGTCATGGCGCTGGTCGAGTTTTCAAAACAGTTGGGCAACCACGGCCGGGGGTGCTTGATCCTGGGGATCGTTGCGGGGCTGGTGCTGGGTGCCGGGCTATACGGCGCCGCGTTTGGAGCTCCGCGAACATTTCACGACTGGTTCCTCCTGGTGATAGTGGCCCTTATCTGTGGCCTGTCACCCTCGGGTAGCTACAATCTGCTGTTTCGCGATCATCAACCTGGCGCTCAAGGGGGCTAGCCGTGGACTGGGCAAGCGCAGCGGGAGCGGTGATTGTTGCGCTCATCACGACGGTGGTGGCGCAGCTTCTGGGGAGGCAGGTGGCCAAAGCACAAGCGAAACAAGCGGAGGGCACCGCGGCCGATTCGATCAGCGATGCGGCCGCCGTGCTCGTTGCTCAGTACCGAACACAGGCGGAGGAATACAGCCGGGTGGTCAAGCGACTGGAGAAACGGGTAGGTGAGCTGGAAACCGAGGTGGGGGCTCTGCGGTTGCGGGTAGATGACCTAACCCGCGAAAACACGGTTTTGCGGAGAGGTGTTTGCAGGCTGGTGAAACAACTGAAAACACACGAAATTTCACCGTCCTGGACACCGGATGACGAGATGCACAACGGCAGTGGTCAAGTAGCTGGCGCTTAAGCCAGGGCAAGGGACCGCATTGCCGATGAGCAAACAAAACGGACGCCGGCGGTGGGTGTTGGCGGAGGCTGACACCCACGCTGGCCACAAGGTCGGGTTATGCAATCCGGTAGCTGTGCTGCTGGATGACCAAAAGAATGAGGCGGGCGTAAACCTGGGGGCTTACCAACGGCATATCTGGGACCTGCGGATGGCGTTCCTCCAGGAGGTTGCCACCTTGGCGGGCCGCGCAGAGGTGATCCATGTGCACGACGGAGACGTCACGCACGGCAATAAACACGCCTCCGGTCTGATCACGACGCGGATCGAGGACCAGATGGAGATCGCCGACTGGAATATGCGCCCGGTATATGACCTCCCGGGCGTTCGGCGGGGCAGGTTCATCAGTGGAACCGAGGCCCACACGTTCGGGGAGGCCTCATCCGAGATCGCGCTGGCGAAGCGTTTGAGCTTACGGTACCCTAAGTACGACATCCAGCCGCTGGCTCACTCGGTGCTGGAGGTGGACGGGGTGGTGCTGGATGTGAGCCACCACGGACCGGGCGCCGGGATACGACAGTGGACGCGGGGCAACGTGGCACGGCATTACCTGCGATCCCGGATGTGGCAGGATTTCAAGCGAGGCCGGAAACCGGCGGACGTGTACCTGCGCGGTCACTATCACACGTTCGTCTGGGAAACGCTGCGGGAACAGTTCGGCGGGGAGATGGTGACGAGCCACCTGGTGGTCCTGCCGAGTTGGTGCGGGATGACCGAGTACGCGCGCCAGGCGACCAAGAGCGAGTACGAGGTCACGAACGGCCTGGTGTTGCTGGAGTTGGCGGCCGGCAGGGTGGAGGTGCATCCCATGGTCCGGTCGCTGGATTTGCGGGTGGAGGAGAAACTATGACGGAAGATCAGCGCCTCAAGATCCTGGATGAGTTGCTGGAGCTCAGTGAGGAGCGCCTGCTGCAGCCGGACGAGTTCACGATGGCGATGTTTCGCAAGCGCTCGGGACTGTCAGCTCAGTCTACGATCAGCAGAATGGGCCGCATGATTCGAGCAGGACTGATAGAGGAGGTAGATCCCGTGTTTCACAACGGTCGGATTCAGCGGGCCTTCCGCCGTGTCCGGCCGGACAGGAGTGGCGATGATCCATTTCCAGGCAGCGACTGATAACTGGCCGGCAGCTATTGCCGGCACCTTCCCGTTCGTGACGAAGGCAGTGGATCGCGCGGATCTGCTGCGCGAGGCGAAGCAGCACAATCCGAACGTGTTCACGATTTTGCGGCACTGGTATGATGGACACCAGGTGCCGGGCGGCCCAACCGTAGAAGAGAACCTCCAGTGTGCTCGCGATTTCTTTGCGACATTCGTAGATGAGACGTTCCGGACGCAATACGCGCCGCACGTGGACGCCATTGAGAGTTTCAACGAATATCTGGCCGACAGCCAGACGCTGGGCGAGAAGCGCATCTGGCTGGCCTGGGCAGAGGCGGCGGCACGGGTCTGGCGCGACGAGTACCGCAGTCGTCCGGAGTACGCGCACATCCGGCTGGTGCTGTGCAACACCGCGCAGGGCAACCGCATTTCGCTTCAGTTCGCCGTCATCGCGCAGCATTACGACTGCCTGCTGGGCTACCACCCGTACATCTACTGTCGGGACGGCGTGAGGGCTGCGAACGACTGGGCGGCCAGCAGCGGCTTGTGGGATACGATGGATGCGGAATACCGGGTGTGCGGTATCCACGTGGACTGGATCTTCACCGAGGCCGGTCCCTTCGAGAGCGCGTGCAACGGCTGGCGGTCTCCGACCTGTCTCGGTGGCGACAGCGCCAGGTACGTCGAGGTCGTGCGCCAGTGGATACGCGATGTCAAGCAGACCGACGCATACCGCACGAATCGCGTCAAGGGCTTCTGCCTTTTCACGACGGGCGGTGGGAGCCAGTGGGAATCATTTGAGACGAAGCAACCAGAGCTGGACGCCCTGGCGGCGATGGTGCAACAGGAGTGGCAGATGAGCGAACCAGCGACGAACCTATGGGAGGGGATTGACGTTAGCAGATGGCAGGGTACCGTGGACTGGCAGAAAGTGGCCGAGGCAGGGGTGACGTTCGCGGCGATCCGGGCCACGGTGGGGGACTATTACACTGATCCGGAATTCTCCAAAAACGTGGCGGCCGCCCAGGCGAACGGGATCTACGTCACGGCCTATCACGTGGTACGGCCGAGCATTGACCCGGCCAAGCAGATTGGGCATTTCTTGGAGGTGGTTGCGCCCTTCCGCCTGGACCTGCGCCCAGTTCTGGACGTGGAGTTGACGGACAACCTGGATCGCCTCGCGATCTCGAAAAACGTTGCGGAGTGTGCGAACGCGATCAAAATGGCGTTTGGCCTGCCACCTGTGATCTACACCGGGGCCTGGTTTTGGAACCCAAATGTGGCCCCGGGGACCTGCGCGGATAGCCCGCTCTGGATCGCACACTATACCACAGCCGCCCAGCCGCTCTTGCCGACCGGAACGTGGTCCGACTGGACGATCTGGCAGTACACCAGCTCGGGCAGGGTGCCAGGGGTGACTGGCAACGTGGACCGGAACCGCGCCAAATGGTTGCCCATGCTGCCTGCCGATCCGGAGGGGGCCATGGAACGTGTGGTCATAGAGCTCGTGGTCCCGGCCGGGACCGAGGTCCGGGTCACGAGGACAGTCGTGGATGGCTAACGCGGATCCCCGGCGGCGGAGACCTTCGCATAGAGAGGGTCGGTCGCGACGGGCGGGGGGAGGCCATTAATGGCGCAAGTTCCGAATGTTCCGGTGGCGGGACTCCAGGCGGACAAGCGAAACGCCCGGCTGCACACGGATCGAAACCGAGCGATGATCCGGCAGAGCCTGGAGGAGATCGGCCCGTTTCGGTCTATTGCCGTGGATGGCGAGGGAGTGATCCGGGCGGGGAACGGGGTGTTTGAGCAGGCTCTGGCGCTGGGGTTGCGGGTCCGGGTGGTGGATGCGGCGCCGGACGAGCTGATCGCGGTGCGGCGCCGGGACCTGACCGGCCGGCAGGCAGAGCGGGCGGCGCTGTGGGATAACCGGACGGCCGAGTCCGGCGAGTGGGACCCAGACGGGATAGCGGCGCTGGCGGCGGATGGGGAGGACATCTTCCAGGGGATTTTCGAGGATCACGAGCTGGAGGCCTGGCTGGCCACCCGGTTGCAGGACGCGGCCGGCGAGAAGCGTCCGGATCGCGATCCGGGCGGGGACCCGCGAAAGCAGATCAAGCCGGTGCTGTACGCGGAGGAGGTGGAGGTCTTTGAGCGGGCGCTGCGGGCGACTGGCCAGCAGAACCGGGGCCAAGCGCTGATCGAGGTTTGCCGGTATTTTTTGGGACATCATGGCGGCCGGACAGAAGGACAATTCGACGCTCTCGTTGAAAGTCTCCTTGAGGCGTAATCTGCTCAGGGAGATCGAGAAGCCGGTGGTGCTGGAGAGCCACGGCGGGTATGGCGCGATCTACGAGCGCTGCTATGCCCACCTGGTGGCCGAGGGCGTCGTTTTCGAGAAGGACCCGGCGAAGGCTGCGGTCCTGGGCAGGCAGCGACCGACCTGGGCGGTGTACGAGGCGGACTGCGTCGGGGCGCTGGCGGCCGGGGTGGGTGGCCACCTGGCGGTCAGCTTTTTCGACCTGGACCCGTATGGCGAGCCGTGGCCGGTGGTGGATGCGATTTTCGGGAGCAAGCGGCCGTGGCCGGAGCGGATTGCGGTGGTGGTGAATGACGGGCTGCGGCAAAACCTACGGATAGCCGGCGGATGGAAGGTGGCCTCGCTGGAGGCGATGACGGCGCGATACGGGAACCGGGCGCTGCACGATCACTACCTGGAAATCTGCCGGGAGATGCTGGCAGAAAAAGCGGCTCAGGCGGGGTATGGCCTGAGCCGCTGGGCTGGGTACTACTGCGGGTACGGGCAGATGATGACCCACTACGCGGCGGTCCTGGTCAGGAACGCGGCCAGGTCGTCTTTGATGTAGTGAGGTTTTCCGAGGTGCTGGAGCAGAGCGATGGCGTCCTGGGCAAAGCGGGCCCAGTCGATGGACCGGGCGAGGGGGTGGTAGTTGAGCTTGCCCACTTTGTAGAGATCGACGAACGCGGCGGTGCGCCGGATGATCTCCAGTGCCGAGGCGGGGTTGAGGACGGGTTCGAGGCTGACCCAGGTGGGGATGCCGGCGCGGTAAAACTCCCGGATGGTCGCGATCCGGTCCTCGGGGGACGCGGCGCCGGGCTCCCAGGTGACGGAGTGTTGCTCGTCGAGCAGAGTGAGGGTAGTGGCAAAGGCGTCGGCCGCGGTGAAGAGGTCGAGATCGCGGAGAGCGCGGCGGCCGCCTTTGGTCAGGACCTGGACGGACAGGCCGTGCGCGTGAAGTATCTCGATGGTCCGGCGGGTGATCGCGTGCTCCACGTCGATCGGTTGGTAGGGGTCGGTGGTGAAGGAGAGCAGGACGCGGCCGGTGACGCCGGCGGCCTGGTACTTGGCGGCCTCGCGGGTGAGCTTCTCGAGGAAGCCGGGGCGGATGTGCGGCGCGCTGAACGCGTCGCGGCTCCGCTGGGTGGCGCTGGGGGCGTAGCAGTAGACGCACCGGTGGCCGCACCCGCTGTAGACGTTGCAGGCGAGGGCGGCGTATTCGCGGGCCCGACCGGCGGGCTCGTAGATCAGGGTGCAGCCCTTGACGGCACCCGGAGATACCGGGGCGGGCTGCGGTAGGGTGGCGGTCTGAGCAAACATCGAGAGCTGCATGGCGATCCTCCGTTATCGGACTATAGGCCGGCCCTGCTGCCGGCGGGTGGACTGAAATTGGTCGAGCTGCGACTGAGTGAACAGGAAGGTCCGGCCGACAAGCACGGGCTTGAGGTTGTGGGCGACGTGGACGTGGTACTTGACAGCGGCAACGCTCAGACCGAGGTATACGGCGGTCTCCTCGGTAGTGTAAAGCTTGATGGTGTGCTGGCAATCGGGGCAGGTGATCTCAGTCATGGTTGTCCTCGTTGATCTGGGTCTATTGGCCAGCCGGGCACCAGCAGCGGCGCTGGCCGATCCGGCCGGTATCGAGGCAGGCGCGGCAGTGAGCGTAGCTGGCCTGCATTGGGGAAGGTGCGGCATCCGGCCGGGGCAGAGCGACTCGCTGGGGCGTTGCGCTGAAGAGGGGCAGGTCGGCCCCGTCAGTGAACATCTGCGCCTGGGTGGGTTTTCCGGGTTTCACGTTGGACCTCCTCTAGATGGCGGACAGGGCGAGGGTCAGAGCCTGGGCGGCGGCCTCGCATTCCTGGCGCTTGAATGGCTTTCCGAGCTTGTCCCAGGCCTCGGCGGCTTGCGACCAGAAACCGGCCTGGTTGCGGAGGATCTCTCTGAGGCTGCTTCCCCGGGTCGGCGGGCGGGTGGTCGACGGGTGGGCAGGCTCTTCGATGGCGACGTGCTGGGTCTCGGTCGGGGCGATGAACGAGGAAAAGTCAAAGAGCGCATCCTGGGACTGCTCGGCGAGAAGGTCATTGACCTGGCGGCGGAACCAGCCGGGCGTGGGAGCGGGATTGTCGCGGAGATAGCGGAAGGCGATGAGCTGGCGGTTGGTGTCAAGATTGGCGTCGCAGAGGATCTGCGCGTACCCGATGGAGAGGTGGCCGTCACGAACGAGCTTCTGAACGTCGGGGCGGAGGCGGAGAAGCTTGAGCCGGAACTGGACGCGGATGGGGGAGACGCCGGCCCGGTCGGCGATCTCCTGGACGGTCCAGCCGAACAGGTCGATGCGGGTCTGGTAAGCGATCGCCTCGTCGATGGGGTCGAGGTCGGCGCGGGCAACGTTCTCGGCGAGCATCAGGGCGGAAGCCTGCTCGTCGGTGGCGTCAACGATGATCGAGGGGACGGTCTGCCATCCGAGGAGCTTGCAGGCGCGGTAGCGGCGCTCGCCGGCGATGATCTGGTAGGCCTCGGCGTCGTCGATCCAGCGGACGGTGATCGGCTGGATGAGTCCGTGCTCGCGGATGCTGGCGGCGAGCTCCTGGAGGGCGTCGGGGCTGAACACCGTCCGGTCGTTGTTCCCGGGGATGATCTCGTTTGTGTCGATGGCGGTGATCTCGTTCATGGCAACTCCCTTAACTTAACTGCACAGTTAGTATATACTGCTTGGTTAGGATTGTCAAGGGTTTTGGGAGAAACTCTAGGAAACTCATGACGCAGAATGGCGACAGCCGGCCGATGCCGACGGAGGAGCAGAGGCTGGCGCTGGAGATGCGGAAGGCGGGCGCGACGTACAAGACGATCGCGCTCAAGCTGTGTCTGCCCTCGGCCGAGGATGCGCAAGCAGCAGTGCTCGCTGCGCTGACCTGGTTGACGGAGAATCCGGACGATCCGAGCTGGTCGCTGGAGGCGCTCGGTCTGGCGCGGCGGGAGGACTGGCTGATCGGTCTAACCAAGCGGGCGCGGCGGGGGGAGCGACCGGCTATCGAGAAGTTGGAGGCTCTGCTGGATGCCGCCGGGCCAGGTGGGGCGGGTGGCATCGGGTCGGCGGATGCAGCTGGGCTGTTCCCAGCGCCGGCGGCAGCGCCAGGGCAGGCGGAGAGCCGGGAGGGGTACGCGGCCTTGCAGGCGGCCGGGCGGCGGGGCGAGATCCCCTGGTGGGCGGACTTTGTTGCGATCCGGGAGCGCCTGGCGGAGCGGCGGGCGGCGAACCAGATCGCCCGGGCGGACTGGCGGATCGCAGCGTTCCTGGCATGGTCCTCGTCGCCCATTGTTGGTCGCTGGCCGGCGACGCAGGAGGAGATGGCGACGCGGGTCCTGGGCCTGCGTGGGGACCGTGCGATACGCAAGTGGCGGCGACTGTACCCGTGGATCGATGAGGAGATCGCCTATTGGCAGGCGGCGCCCCTCCTGGCGCACCGGCGGGACGTTTTTGAGGCGCTGGTGACGGTGGCGCGGCAGAAAGACCCGAAGGCGCACCCGGACCGGCGGCTGTTACTGGAGATGACTGGCGACTATAAACCGCGTCAGGCGGTGGAGCAAAGCGGGCCTGGCGGCGGGCCGATCGAGTTCAAGCGGGCGGAGGAGCTTAGTGACGATGAGCTTGCTACCCTCGCGGCCGGCGGCGACCTCGCCGGCGATGGCAGCGAGGGAGTTGATCAAGCGGCGGACGGCGCGGCGTAGCCTGCTGGCCTTCACGCAGTACACGTTTCCGCAGTACATCGCGGAGCCGGCGCACGCGCTGATTGCCGGTGCGCTGGAACGGGTATTGCGTGGCGAGACACAACGGCTGATGATCTTCGCCCCCCCGCAGAGCGGCAAATCCCAGTTGGTGTCGGTGCACTTTCCGGCGTTCTGGCTGGCCCACCGGCCGGATGATCCGGTCATTCTCTCATCCTACGGCGCGGCGCTGGCGGAGAGTAAGTCGCGCCAAGCCCGCGAGCTCGTCGAAAGTGACAGTTTCCAGCGGCTCTTTCCAGCGACCGAGGACGGAAGGGGCCGGGATACGAGCCGGCCGGCTGTCTCAACGCGGGCGGATAGCAGAGCGGTCCAGTTGTGGCGGATGGCCCACCCCTACCGCGGCTACATGCTGGCGGTGGGAGTTGGGGGACCAATCACTGGATTCGGCGCCATGCTGGGGGCGATCGACGACCCGTTTGAGAACTGGGAGCAGGCGCACAGCCAGCTCCAGCGCGATCGGGTGTGGGACTGGTACCGGACGACGTTCCGGACGCGTATCTGGGAGGGGGGCGCGATAGTGATCATCTGTACCCGCTGGCACGAGGATGACCTTGCCGGCCGGTTGTTGCAGGAACAAGGGGGGCAGTGGGAGGTGATCCGGCTCCCGGCCTTGGCGGAGAGCCAGGAGGAGCGGGACGAGTGTAGCCGGCTGCTGGGCTTGCCGGGCG